TCCAAAATACTGTTTCATCATCCCAAAATACTTCTAAGCTATCCCAAGTAATATTCTCATCGGGCTGAAATGTTCCAAAAACTGTTACATTGTCTCTAAATATTGCGTAGGTATTGTTTCTATAATTATAAACTAATACCCGATTTGGAAAAAATGTGCCTGTTTCTAAAGAATTCCAATCAGAGTAAGTCCAAAAAACCAATTCTCTTTTATAGTCCCTTATTCCATGTACACGAGAAACTCCATCTTCAGCATTTAGCATCGTAAATACTAAATCGGGTATTTGTTCATCAATTCGATTTACGCCAACTGCATTTGCAGAAATAATTGCTTTGTCACCTACAGCTAAAACGCCTTCATCAAATAGAACTGGAGAGAACGTACTTTCACTCCCAAAATCTGAGGAGATTCTTTCCCAAAGAAAAGGAAGACCATACTCCCCAACATATCTAAGTTGCCAAGTCGTTCTTTCAAAAAAGACAATTAGTGTATTTTTAATGAATGCTGCTGAAATTATTGCTTCATTTGTAGGAGCATCAATAAATCCACCTTTTCCAAATTGATCTGACCTCCACGCATCTACAGCTACAGGATTTCCAATTTGTGAGAATCTACATCTATTAAAAATGTTTACTGACGCTCCCGCTCCCCCTGCTGTTGTTCCTTCAAATACATTTAAAGCCAGCAGTCGTCCGTAATATGGTAAAAGTATTTTAGCTTGGAATAACGTATCAGTAGCGCTTACTAAAGGAGCAAAATTTGTCCATCCAGCTCCATCATTATACCGTATAGGATCTGTCTGAAAAAAGTTAGTTACAAAGAAGAGTCTGTCTTGAGGAAGAATGCCTCGGTAATTGGTAGCCCAGAAAAAATCAGAATTTCCTCCTGTCCAAGTGGTTCCTGGAAACCACTCTTGAAATCCAGTACCAGAAAAGATATATGCGTAAGTTGTATCGAAAAATATGGTTTGTTCATCGTTAATAGCAGGAATTTCTCTTTGCCATATACCCATTGCAGGAAGCATAGGAAAATAATTAAAGTCAATTACAACTGGTGTAGCAGCTAAATTTGGATCGGTATTAAGCGTAATCGCGCCAGTGGCATAATTAATAGTTCCAGTTCCAGCGCCCCCATTTGACAATGTACCATCTGGAGATGCTGGCTCAGTAAAAACTTGAGCACCTACAGTTACAGAAATTGAACCAGATTCGATTTGAGAATTGGCTTCTAAAGCTAGTGTAGAAATAATATTTCCAGAGAAATTTCCAGCACCATCGGTATTACCTAAATTTTGTGCCGTTAAAATTCTTCTTAAACGACCGAGCAATCGCAAGCATTCTCTTTTTTTTACTCTTTCTCTCCATACATAAGCATTTTCCAACTTCTGAAAAGCTTGTTCAGGTAAAAGAAATGGCTTTACGTCTGTTCGTAATCCTAATGAAGATCCTGCAATTGATATCGGAGTTAAGCTCATTAATTTCCTATAGCAATATAAAAAAGTGGGCTCAATTGACCAGCATTAGCACTTGTTTTTATTGAAAATCCAGTTAAAGCTAAAGTTCCTTGTTTAACCCATAATCCTTCCGCGCCGGTTGAGGATTTTTCAGCTCCTAGTAATGCAACAAATACATTATTTGGAAATGGCGTTGGGAAAAGAAAAGCTGAATTATCTTGTATTTGGTCTCCTCCAGAATCAACAGTTCGGCTGCCCCATTGAACATAAATACCACCTGGCAACCAACTTGTCCCGTTAAGTGCATTTGCTGGAAATCCTGGGGCATTTCCTGTTAATTGATATGCGGCTCCAGCATTTGGAGGAGCTAAAAAAATTTCCAAAAGACCGGCTATAGTATTTGTGTATAAAGCCCATTCTGTTGCGCCTGTAGCTGCTGGTATATTTGAGGATGGAATTTGAATAAATTTATGTTTCCCTGCATCAGAAGAATTCATGGCAACATGATTGACTGCGATTGTGGTATCTATTGCGGTAAAATTTCCTAAAACTTCAGGACGTGAATTACCAAGTGATTGTCCTGATGCAGGTATATTTGGAGTAAAGGTCATTTTTCCCTCTTATTTCTTATGAAAACTTTTTAATGTTTCTGCAAGGCGTGCTCTTTTGCCGATTTTGCCACCTTTTTTTTCAGCTGCTTTTAATTTTTTTTCAGGAATTTTTTTATCCATTGGAACGCCTAATTCTTTATGAAGAGCTCCCTTATGTTTTATTGCTTTTTGAATCCATTTTTCAGCCATTATTTCCTCTTCATTTTTTTCTTAAGCATTTTTTTAAGTTTAGCATCATCTTTAATCTGTTCTTTAAATTCTTTAGTGTCTTCTTTCAAATGCTTTAACACTGTTTTTTTATCGTTATTTTTCATTTTTTCCCTTTATGTAAAGCTGCTTTACATTTGTTAAATTAAACTCCAGAATTCCCAAATCCCCATCCTGAAGATCCATAATTTCCTGTTAATTGATCTGCGTAAATTGTGCTAACTCTTTGCTGTCCAATTTGAGCATATGTTCTAGCTTCTGCAACTGCATATCTTTCAAAAAGCATCTTGTCCATCAATGCAATTCCGTCAGAATCCAATCTATCTTCAAAAACTTTTTTAGACGCACCTACTGCTAATAGTTCCCACCATTCTCTTAATTCGGGAATTCCAGTAAGAACGGGGTTATTTGGATTAGTAGAACCTAAAAGAGCTTGTGAAGGTTGTCTATATGCAATAAGTTCTATTGTATAACCTTTATCTGGAACTGGTCTTAAAGTGAATTGATTTTGAAAAAATAGAATAGACAAAGGAATGCTTAGCTGAGTTGGATTATATTGAATTGATATATTTTCTCCACTTGGAACTGCGTTAGTAAAGGTTACTGAAATAGCTCCAGTATTATAATTAATAGTTCCCGTTCCCCCACCTATTAGATTTCCATTTCCATCATCCGAAATATTTTGTGTTGTTCCTAAAGAAGAATTGGCTGTAATTAAAATATTTTGAACTCTTCCGGGAATTGACGAATTGCTAAAGCTGGGCTCTGTAGGCGTTGGATAGTAAGAAGTAGTCGGTGTCAAAGGAGATTGGACCATAGGATTATTCCAAACACTTCTAATGATCGGTGTGGCTTGAGCTGTTCCTGTATAAGGCCCCGTGGTTCCATTGCCTGATGTTAAATTTTCTTGGGTTTGCCAATTAAAATTAACACCGTAAAAACTCCATGGATCATTAAAAAGTTTAATCTCTCTTTTAGCACAGTAACAAGGCATTTCTACCGTTGTATAATGCTCGGAATCGAATGGGTATACATCAATTCCTCTTTGGGTATTAAACGTGTATTTATCTTTTAATTTTAAGCTTCTGAATTGAGCGGGAAGGTCATAAAGATAAAAACTGTTAATATAGTCAATAATTTGACTATTTGTTAATTGAAATGAAGTTCCAGATCCGGTGAGACGTCTAATTTTGGTTATAATATCTTGTAATGTAGCTATGCTCATGTTTTCACCATTGTAAAAGCATCTTCTAAATTTACCGTTGGCACAAATTGATTAGGAATAATACCAGATGCCGAAGGAACTACTAATGCAGGGTATTGTGTATAGATCCCTGCGTTAATAAACGAAGTGTAAAATGATGTATTAATTGCAACTTTCAATGTGTTTAAGCTAATTTCTAAAATGGTTGCCGATTGATTATTTATTTCGACCATTCCATGGTCTTTACCTACTTTAAATGTGACGATTTCACCTAAAGAATAATCATGATTAGCTGCTGTTGTTATGGTTGCCTGCACATCATTTGTAATATTTGTGATATATTGAAATGCAGGAGACCCTCTAACGCCTAAATCAAAACCTGCATTTGCAATAACACTCACAATACCTCAATTGGAGTAAATCTTATCCTAGAGGTTTTCTCTACGGTCATAGGAACGCCTCTTAAACCTTTTTCGTCTAAATTTGGACTAATTGTTCTAATTTTTTTGTATGTATTATTAAGATGTTTCACAATTCCCCATGGAATTTCACAAATTTCTCCATGATTTAAACGGATCGTATAAATTGGATCGTCTTTAAAAAAACGGTAACAAAAATCTAGCCAGCCGCCTTTTGCATCACAAAACTCAAACATGCCTTTTACGGGCTTTTCATGTTCCTTGCGTAGTTTTTTAATCATGTCTTCAACTACAGCTTTATCTACTTTAGTTTTTATGTTTTTTCTATATTCTTTTACTTGCATGTTTTACCTTTTAATATTTGAGAGCCGGAAAAACCGGCTCCTTTAATTAGACTCCGCCAATTTTATAATCATCATACTTAAACGCTTGCCACATCCATACATCATTAGCATCTGGTGCATGACCTGACACACTCCAAAGAGCTGACCCAAATCTAATAATGCGCACATTTCTATTGTCAAATGTGTCTAAAAGATTGGTTCCAGGAGGTTGTTGTGGAACTGTTGCGCTTCCATTAAAAGGCACAACGCCTGAACTTGAAGGAACGCATACAGCTGGACTTACGCCCGCTGCTGCTACTGCACTAGTTGGAAAAGTAAATGCTGTAAAGCCTGTTGTGTCAAGATCTAGAGTAATCGACGAAACAGTTGCGCTATTAGTTACACTAAGCACTCTTGCTTGTTTGTTGTTAATTTCATCCATTCCAAAATCTGATGAAACCCTAAAAGAAACAATTTCTCCTGGGGTAAAATCGTTTTGAGTGGTGAAATAAACTACAGCTTGAGAAGCTTGAGTAATATTAGCAATATACATCCAGCGTGGATACATTCTGTTTGGAATATATTTTACAACTTGAGCGGCTGTAGCATCGGCAGCAAAAGTAATTCCAGAAGAAGCCATGTAGCCTAGCGTAATGCTTACGTTGGCTGTTACTGCTGTCACTTGGAAGGTATACCCAGAAATCTGCTGTTCACCAGTTACAGAGTAAAGTCTTACATAATCACCAACAGCAATAGTTCCAGTGTTTGCCATTGAAACAACAAATGTTCCGGCAATACCGGTTATTGCAGTTGCGGCTAATGCTGCATATGTTGGAGGATTAGTTGTATCCCAGCATGCTATAGCATCAACAGCAGTTGAACCAGTTGCTGGCAATCTGTAAGATGTCATAGCAGGCAATTGAGGAGTTGAACCTTCGGAAGATTGCAAAATTCCTCTTGCATATCCATTTCCTAAAGATCTTTCCCACCACCACTCAATTACTTGTGCATCAGAAGCTTCGCCCCATCCTGTTAATGCTTTTGCAACAATAAAATCAGGAGGGTTTTGACTTTGACATTCTACGTTAATTCCAGAAGAGATCAATGCAGACGTAAGAGTAAATCTTCCACCTGCGATCATTTGATATGGTAACATTTTTCCCTCCTATGACCCTGGTGTTAATGTTGAACGAAGATTTTGCAACCACAGATCATTGGTAATGCACTGACCTTGATAGAACGAACAGCCTGCTGTATGTCTTAACATACATGGATCGTTGTTATATCCAGGTGGTAGATAGATAAATCTTGCTTTACCGCCAGCTTGCCAAACCACTTTATAGCTTTCTTTAGCAGCTACAAAGCAGTTAGCAACATCATTACCAAGAAGAGAGGCGCTAGGAGTAATAGAACCTTGTTCTGAAACAAAGAATCTTACGTTATTAACGCCGCCCCATTCAGTTTGGAGTGTTTCATTAACATTTGGATATTGAAACTTGCGAACAAATCCTTGAATGCTATTTAGCACTGGAATCATTCGAGTGCTAAGCATACAGCCGTAAGCATCACCAATTGGAGATGTAGCAATCTTCATTTCTCCAGGGATCATTACTGTGATATATTCAGCACTATTGTTTTGCAAAATAGTTACAATATCATCCACGTCACTAAGAGACATTTCTGTTGGCAAATCACCATTGGTGCCTCCTACACAGTTTACAACTGAAGCCGTCGCTTCTAGTTCATCTCTTACAAGCGCATCTTGCGTTTCACGCATTGCCTGACCTAAACGAGCTGCTGCACTATTTAGAACAGGGTCTTCGTTAGTTATAGTCACTTGTCTTGTTAAAACGATATAAGTAGCATAAACACGAACGCGACAATCCACATCAACACGATTTAATTGTTGTGCTGGTGGGTTAGTTTGCGCGTCATCTAATGGGACTGGAAACAGATCAAGACGATCATATCTTGATTGTCTATCAATAAAGCCTTGATTGTCTGGCAACTCAACAGGATTAGCAAATAGCATATGAACTAAATTGCGCTCTGGAGTTGACAACAATTTGGCATTGTACCTCTGCTGAATTTGCGGAGGCATCGTAGCAATTGAAGTTGTCATTTATACCTCGGATATTCCACACAATAAATTGTGTAGATTGGTTAATATCCGAAGCCAGCCCTTGAAGCAGATTCGTACATTTCTTTATAAAGCTCTTCTTGTAAAGCTTTATTTTTAGAAACATCCGCATAATTAAAAGCTTGTGCTAATGGACGTTTATCATAAACTAATGGGCTTTGAACGGTTTTAGCATTCTGCTCTAGTTTTTTTTCAACTTCCCTAGCATGTCGACTTTCTGGAACTTTATTTAATAAATTCATTGATTTAATAAATTTATAACTTTGAAGTCCAATAGTATACGGGTCTTTATGCTTCGCAATGGTTTCAGCAAGCTCCGGATCTTTTTCTTCTAATAACGCTAAAGTTTCCGGATTGACGACCTCGTCAAAATCTGAATATTGCCGACGCAAATTATTTAGAAACTGCTGTTGCTTTAATTGATTTAATTCTTTTTCAAGTTGCTCGGTTCGCTTGTTAAGAGGTTCTATCTCTTTTTTAGCAAACTTTTTCACCTTGCCATTAGTAGGAATATCATCATCAGGCTCATCAGGTTCTGCAATAACTTGTGTATTTGAGACATGTTGGCTGGCGGCTAAAACCTGCGCCATCATTTCTTCTTGCAATTTTATTTTTTGCTCAAGTTCGGCATTCCGTTGCCTAATAGCTCTCCAATTTCTGTCTTGTTTACTTTCAATTGGAGCAATTTCAGGCTGAGACTCATGGTTATGCGTTTCGACGGGTGCGACCTCTGCAAATTCGCTATTTACTTCTACGTTTTCATCCATGTGTTTTCCTTTTTCGCGCGAGGTGAATGCGCATTTATCACCAATTCTTGTTCATTTGAGGTAGAACAGCAACCTTTGTCAAAAAATTATTTGAAAATAGGATAAATTTCAAGCTTAAATTTAGAAAAATTACTTGATAATTTTTACAAAAAAAAAGGCTCACATCTAAAAGGAGACTCAAATAGATGTAAGCCTTTGACGACTTTATAAGGTTAAAACTAAACTTTTTTTAGGTGGAGCTGTCATTTTTTTATCTTCCCATGCTTGAGAAGCTATCCAATTTCCTTCAGAATTTTTTGTAAAACCAAAATGATAAAGATCAACTCTTTTCCATGCTTTAATTTCATTAATTAAATCGGATTCAAAAAGATTTTCATTAGCAAGCATATTATCCATTTCTGACCAATGCGGAAGACACCAGCAAAATCTCACCTCATTGGCTGACGGAAATACACGATAAACCATCGTGTCGTCTTCAGGATAAGGCCTATAAAGCGTTTTAATCATTCGTCTTAAAATAGCTCTTGGCATTTGAAGATCTTTTTTTTCGTGTACTGTAATGTAAAACTCTCGTCCGTTAAAATCTTTAGTTCCTTGCTCAATAGTTTCGTTTAAATCATTGACTAAAGATTTCATGAGCTCGTTTGTCAAGTCCCCATTAATAACATACGGGTCATGAGAAGCTAATTGCGCATCTCTATAAATAGCGCCTACAGTCTTCCTAGAAGGGTCATAAAGGCTTTTATTTTCCATTTTTCACAAATTTTTTATGGTTGATATGTCAGATTTAATGGAGGTTCGGTTTTTAAATCTCTTTTAGATTTTTTTAAAGGTATCACAAGTTTTTTTGTGACACCTTTTTTTCTATCTTTTTGGCGAATGGTATTTAAGTGTTTGGCCATCTTTTCTTTCACGGCTCATTTCCTTTGCTTCGCGGCGATTTTGCTCGTAGGATTTCATTTTCATTGTAGGATTATTGACTTCCACTTTTCCTTTCTGGATTTCAATTTTTTTAGCCATTATGAATACCTTCCCATATAGCCTTGTTTTTCAATCGACTTTGCTTCACGTCCTTGAAAACGATCTTGACGCTCAACATACTCAGTTGTTTTGCTAAATTGGCTTTCAGCAAAATCTTTCATCGGTTTTTGATAATCTTCTACGTGTGGAGACATATCACCTTGAATATATCCCGCTTTTGACATTTTTTCTTTCATAAAATTGCCTCTTGTTTTAAAGGTTTTTGAGATTCTATTTCAGCATTAGTGCTTTGATTTTTTTCAAGGGATTTTGCAATATTTAATGCTTGTGTTAATAAATTTAAATCCATTCCTTGAATTTCCTTAGCAGCTTTTACTAAATTCAAAACGCTACTTGTGCGATCTTCTTCAGCTCTTTGAATTCTTTCAGCATTTAAGGCTTTATCTAATTGAATTTTTGCCATTCTTTCGGCTGCGAGTCCTTCTTGACTATGCGCGTATGCAATTTTTGTCTCATTATCTACTTGTAGTTGCTGCATTTGTAATTGCTGCAACTGCTGTTCTGATTCAGCTTTTTTCTTTTCTTCTTCTTCAATAGCTTTAATGAGATCGCCTTTATTTTGCAGCGTAGATGCTTCTAGAATCACTTTAGAAGGTATTGGAATTTGCGTTATTTCTCTAAAATAAAGGAGCTGTTGCAACTGAAGTTGTTGCTGACTTTCAGTCAACGCTCCTTGTATAACTTTGCATCCATATTTAAAAAATGCTTTATTTTCAAATTCAGATGTTGGCTCTTCGCCTATTACTTGCCTTATTTTCCCAAATGTCCAGTTTTTTTGGATCATTTCAATAATAATATCGCCACAAAGTCTTTGCGCTTCATCTAATTGATCAAAAAGTTTTTGCAGGTTTCGTGCAGTTGCCACTTGACGCATCATAGTAATAATGCCGGCTTTATCATCAACATCTATACCCATGGCATTTGGGTCTATGCCAGCGATTCTATACATAATATCTTTTAACATTTCTTCCATCTGAAGCATGGCAGGTGCTGGAGGAACTATCGGCATTGGTTGAATATCATCTGGAGAAGCATCTTTCTTATATGTTAAAACCCTTCCATTTCCTTGGTTTAAGCTATCTTCTGGAGTTACTAAAGCGCCTTGCCTAATCTTTAAACCTTGTTGCTGAGCTTCTAAAATATCAAGATCGGTAACTTTCCTTCGGTTGAAAAGATATTGTGCGTCTCGCATATCTCTAACCATGCCCCTAAACTTATAAGCATAATAAGGAGTATTAGGATGGAAATAGCCTAAAACAGGCACGTAAGGATATCGATCTATTCCATAAGGGTTGGGTTCATCAACAAGAACGCGATTATTTAACATAATCGTTCTTCTAACTGTAGGCTTGGTCTTTTTTATTACTTTTAATCGATTTCTGAAGGTCGATAAAATAACTTTAAGATCCTCTTCATCTCCTGAAAATTCTTGGCATTCGTTTGTTTCAACATCGACTAAGTAAAGACATTCCCTATTAGACAAATACCAATATTCATCAAAAGCAATAAGATTAGGAAATTGGATTTGATAAACTTCAGGCATATAATAAAATTTATCGTCTCTATAAGTGCCTTTAGGCAGAGATAAAATTTCATCATGAAATTGAGGGTAAAGTAAAGCGGCTTCTTCTCTATCAAAGAATTGCCTTGTCCATATAAATCGGCAATCCGAAAGATCATGTCTTCTAAAATAAGGATCAATAAGGACACTCTTAAAATCGACATACCTTAATTTTATATCTCCTGAAATAGGATCTTGCGTTGTGTCTTTGAAAATGGAAATAAGACCTATTCCAGAAGTTAATGCGCCTTGTTCAAAAGCATCAGAATAAACTTGGTAGGCGCCAGATTGATTGTGTACATGATAAAGGCATTTTGTAAACTGATCTGCTGTTTTTTGCATTGGAGATTGTATAGGAATGCAAATTGTTGACTTTCTGTTTTGCCTTTGATTTCCACTAACAGCTTGAAGAATAGCATTTACAATGTTGAAGTTAAATATTTTTCTTCGATATTTAGCGAACCCCGGAAAAATAAGCCCCCATATATCTTGGTCACCCATAACAAAACGTTCATCTGTGTCTGCTTGATACCATTGCGTCTGCAAAATATTAATGCAATCGGTATAATTCTTGTGCATTGCTTGTCGCAAAGAATCACTTAATGAAGCATTGGGCCAAAATAATGGATCGTTATTTCTCAGAAAATCACCATGTAAATTTTTATTTTAATTTACAGGGAAAACCGCTTATTTTTCAAGTGGCTTTTTAGTTTCTTTATTTATAGACAAAGAAGCTCTTGCCATCGAAACACAACCCTTAAATTCATTAATCAGTAAATTAAGTGTGTCGACATTTTTCATATAATTTTCAAACTTATCGAGGGTTTTTTCGGATAATTTTACCTGTTCTTTTCTGTTTTCATCAGCCAAAAGTTCATTTAGTTTGTCATGTATACGACAGAGGGAATCTTCAAAAGATTTTATTTCATCAAAATTTACTAATAAATCTTGAATTTTTGCTAAATTACATAAAATTTTTTGTTCAAATAAAGCATTTTGTTTCATGATCAAGTCTAACTTATCATGCAGTTTTTTAAAAAAAATCATCATTACCCCCAGTAGTTTCTTAAAGCTTTATAATCATCTTCTATTGATGCTGTAGAATTAATTTTAGGCAGTCCAACCGCTAGATAACGCAAAGCATCTGCATAATGCGAAGCCCAATCGTGGCGAGGTTTATTGCTGTAAACTTTATGTTTATCATCCCAATCCCTATGATAATGTTCTAAAGACTTTAAAAGTTTTTCTTGGTTTTTGTCTATATAAAGCCGTGAACTCATTAATGCTTTAACAGATTCAATGCCATCAGGAATTAAATTTTTTGATACAGTGGTTACTGGAATTTGCAAATCTTCTAAAATTTCTTTTCTAGTACACCCTGAACCTAAACCATCATTATTTTCCACATCATGAGGAAATAAATGATAGCCATATTTATAAGGCTTTTTTGAAATAATTTCTTTGTAGAAAGCAAACGTACGGTTTGAGTGTTCTTCAGAGTCAATTATATAAATAGAGCTCCCAATTACTTGAAAAAAGATAATAGCTGTAGAATCGTCCCAGCCTAAATCCCATGCAGTATGAACCATTTTATAAGGGTCATGTTTAAAAGAAGCTATTCGTTCTTCATCTTGCATTTTGTTAATTAGCTTAGAATAGTAGGAACCTTCCACGCCCCTATCAAAACTGCAATAATACTCCTGTAAAGCAAGCTCTTCGCTCATGGTAGAGTTTTTTTCTTCTTCAAATTCTTGCTTAGAAATAATTCCTGTATCATCTATTGTCAACTTTTGCGCAAACCACCCTTCAGCGCTTAAAGCGTTTCTGTACATGTCATAAAAATGATTTTTTCCTCTCGGCGTGCTTATAAATATTGCAGTGCCTTTATTAGCTCTAAGAATAGGAGAAATAAAAGGCCAAGCATCTTTTCCTTGCAAAGCATATTCAGAAAAAACAACAAGCTTTGGGTTTGTTCCCATGATTGTATCGATGTTATCAGAACCTACAAGCTGAAAAAGAGAGCCGTTTTTTAGACGTATTTTCATTTCCTGGGAGTTCTTTTGAGCAATGTATTCTTCTGGGAAATAATCTAAAACACGCATTCCAGAACTATCTAACGCATCCCAAATAACTTTTTTAGCTTGAGCATATGTAGGAAGAATGTAATAACAAATTTGTTGCGAGCGGATTAACTCTGGAATGCACCAATTTAAAATCGTTATATCTTTACCAGATCGTCTATGCCAGCAAAGAACAACTCTTTTTATACCTTTTAATAGCGCATTAAGAACCGGAAGTTGATAAGGGCGGGGATGGTATTTGCTTTGAATTAAGTCCATAATTTACAACGAAGTTGGTTGGAATTTCGGACGATTTATTTAAAGAAGCTTCATAATCGGTTTGATCTCGCTTTTCTTCTTTTAAAGCTAAATCGTAAACAGTTGCGTTTAAATCATATGCTTTAACATGAAGACATTCGCTATTAAGCCATTCTTCCCTACGAAAAGCTAAAAATGCCTTTGCAGTATCATACGATACACGAAACTCGGGGTTTTCCCTAGCCCATTCTGAAAGCTTCACAACCGGAAAAGGGGGATCATAGAGGGCACAAAATTTATTTATGTTAATGCTATCATCTTTTTTTGCCCATTCGATTAGATCTTCAAAAATCTTTTCACGATTATGCTTTCTGGGGCGTCCGCCTAAATTTTTTTGCTCTTCTATATTGTCCATATTACCTCAAAATAACTGTATATCAAATATTTTAAAATAAAAAAAGAAGAAATTTGCTTGTATAAATATATCATAAATGTTACATATATATTATATCAACTCTTTAACCGAGAGGACTTATGGACCAATTTTATCAAGGTATTATAGCAACATTAGCAATGCTAGGCGGATTATGTGGTTTTAATTATTGGATGTTTTTGATGATGGAGAAACGTTTAGATATAAAATTAGATAATGTAGCTGCTGATATTCATTCACTAATTACTGATATGAGAGAAGAGCGCAAAAGCAAAGATGCTCTTTATAAATTTGTATTAGATAACTACAAGAACATAAAATAAGAGATTCATATGAATAAGACTAAACAATTCATAGTACGCCTAACGCCCGAAATACATAGGCTTTCTAAGCTTAAAGCTTATGAAGAAGCTAAGACATTACAACAGTGGATATCTGAACTTATAACGGAACGATTGAAGGAGAAAAAATAATGGATTTATTTAAAAAGCATGTAGATACAGTTATAATTTTAGGTGCATTCGCGGCAAGCATTTTATGGATGAATGGAAAGTTTAATAATATTTACATGCACTTAGATTTTATCGCTCATGAACTGGAAAAAATAAAAACCGCATTAATTTTTCATTGATTATATTTATCGTCATTAATATAATATAATCATGAAAAAAACTATAATATGCAGCATTTGTAAAATAAGTCCTAAAATAAATACATCTCGATGCAGGGAATGTAATAAAGCGTATTACAGAGATTATAGAAAAAAAAATAAGGAAAAGTTTTCTGAATACTTTAAAAAACATTTAAGCAATCCAGAAAATAAGAAAAAAAGAAATGAATACTTAAAAGATTATTGCCAAAAAAATACAAACAAAAGAGCAATCTACGCAAAAAAATGGCTTCAAAATTTAAGATTTATGGTAATAAGCCATTATGGTGGTAAATGTAAATGCTGTGGTGAGGAACAAATCGAGTTTTTAGCGATTGATCATATAAATGAAGGCGGAAGAAAACATCGAAAAAGTATTTCAGGCAATATTTACTTATGGATTAAGGATAACAATTATCCTGATGATTTACAAGTTCTCTGTCATAATTGTAATAGTGCAAAATCTTATTATGGAAGGTGCCCACATATGCGAAATATAATGCCTACAGAATTATGCAAAGTTCCAATCGAGGAAAAAAAATAATGGAAAAAGAAAAAGTGCAATGGGGAACTCATATTGAATTTGCAGTTTTATTTGTCACGCTTATTAGTGGCTTTTACATGATTGATGCAAAGTTTGAACGATGCCATGAGAGAACAGATAAACTTTATGAGATGTTCTATGATCTACTTAAAGAAGGTAGAAAATAATGGAAAAAGAAAAAACACTTAATCAAGAATTACACGATGATTTATTTGTTTTATTGGAACGTTATGCTGAAAGAGGTATCTATTCTAGTGGTGCTGCTGAAGTTCTTATAATAAACGCATGCGATTTAGTAATACATAATTCACCTAATCATTTAATAGGCATGTCATTTCTTTTAGATAAAATTAGCCAACGTCTTGAAATAAATTGTAGAGAACTATATAACGATAAGCCTTTATCAAAGGAAAAGCCTTAATCCTTAATTTTCGATCTAACGATTGTAAGCAGTCTGATTATTTCATTCTGCTTTTCCTCAATTGCTTTCTGATGTTACTTTATTTCTTCATCTAACAAATCCTTTAATGCTCTGCGTATTAATGGAAGTAACGCTTGAAGGATATCAATTTCCGTTTCATTCTTAATTAATCCTTGCCTTCTTAGTGAATAAATTGAATCAATGCGCTGATATATAACCTTGAGGACCTCGATTAAATTGTCTTGCTTCTTCTTTCGACCTAATCCACGAAAGCGGATCATTAAATCTTTAAAATTAAGTCTTCCATATTCATAGTGATTAAGGTTATCAAAATCACATGTTGGATATTCCAATATCATTTCGAATCCGGGAATTCTCTCAACCAGATTTCTATTTTCAATGTCAAACTCTAAAATCAATTCATCTTTGCTCATCAACTGTTCCCATCAATGTGTTAAAAATAAATTTAATTTATTCATTTTAATTTTAGCCTGATTTTCTTCAATCATTTTTTGATGGTGCTTAATTTCTTCCGACAAAAAAAGCGTTTCTTGAACCATTTCGAAAATGTCCTTTTCTTCTTCTAAAATTTCATTCATGACTAATCTCCAAAAGGAATATTAGGCCAACCTGTCGGCCGGCCTTTTTCATTACCAATATTTTTTAATGTTTCTTCTTCTATGGGTTTAAGATTTGGTTCTTCCTTTTTGTAATCATCTTTAAGTTTAGCAAACTTTTCAGGTTCACAAATAGGAGTCATTCTCGGGCCGATAGAATTCATTTTTTGCCTTTTTTAGATTTTTTCTGAAAGGTATGTTTCTTTTTTGTTTTTTCTTTTGAAATTGAGCCGCTTGGATCGACTGTGTAAGTATTAGTAGCGGGATTATAAGTCACACAAGCGTCAACGGCTTCTAAACAAGTAGATGTTGCCATTAGACATATAAGAGATAAGATTAATTTATTCATTGTTAAGCCCTTCTTCCTTGATGAGTGCATGAAGTTTTTCATAAATTTCGTTTATAAGCGGATCTTTAGATTTTTCAGATTGTTCTTTAACCCATTTTTTTAGGTCAAGAAGTTTTTGGAAATGAATTCCTAAAGGGCCTGCGTCTTTGGGTTCCATGTTTTAACCTCATTGGTATTGTTTTGCATACATTAATTTAAGAATAACTTTTTACAACTATTAGGCATTGGTGTGCCCCATAATAATTTAAGGCTTTCTATTGATAATCCAGTGTAACATGCAGAGCACATCATGTTTCCATTTTCATCTTTACTGTCTTCGTAAAGTCGACCACATTTACAAATTTTAGCAGTAATACTGCATACTTTAATTTCTTTCATTTTTTTAAGGATTCTATTTCTTTTCAATCTTTTCAGGTGTTTGGCATAACTCATCTGGCATAATATTTTTCAATATCATCACTGTTTTGATAATAGCTAATTCTTTTTCTACATTAGAGATTTTTTCATTAGTTACAGCAAATCTAACGTTCATATCTGAACTAATCGCATCAAACCTTTCGTTTATTTTCTCGTTTCTAACATTCATGTCTGAACTGATAGCATCAAACCTTTCGTTTATTTTTTCGTTGGTTACAGCAAATCTTTCATTCATTTTTTCATTCAATGACCAATACGCACTTGCAAAAACACCTAAAATAACTAAAGTGTCAGCATGCTTAGTAAGCCAACTTATGCCAGAATCTTTTTCAGTCATATTTTTCCTTTTTTTGGTTAACGTCTGATAATGGAGGTTATGTATTAAAAATGACCGCGTGCTAACTCATAAACCATATTTTTCTTCAATCTCTTTTCTCACATTTTTCAACGTATCATATTGGTGACGCCAACAATATGAGCAAAGTTCTTTTGCCATAGCATAAGTCACTTTAAATTTCCTCATAAAAAGGGATGGGCTGATTTTTCCGTTTTTTTCGTAAATCAGATAAGCTTTCTCTTGAATATATTTCATAATCTTTTATCGCTTTTACAGCTGCTGCCACTATCGCAAGGGATTTTTGTAGTTCTTCGTCTTGTTCTAATAACCACACAAACATTTCAAGCTGTTTTGTTGTAAACTCTGAAGTTATAAACTCAACATCCATAGCTTCTCCCTTGGCTTATAAAATCACTCTTACAAGCTTGTTAACAGAACTATACCTTTTAATATTTGTGCATGAGGTCGCGCTATTTATTTGCCTGTAGATTATAAATGAATCTCATTCATTGACTACCCTTTGATTTTCTGCAAGATATTCCCATTTTTCGATTTGATTATCACCAATAATCATCTTAAGGTCTTCCATAACGCAGAAAACAGCTTCTTTGATTGGAACCATGCTGATGGTAAAATCCCAGTCAAGTTGATCATCTTCTATGTTTTCACAGATGTTTTGAATTTTTTTTAATGCTTGATAAACGACGATTTCTTCCATTTTAAGAATACTCCCAAATTGTTTTGAAGTCATTCTGTATATGGAACTATATTTCGTCAATGCGAAAAAGAATTTAATGTAAAGAGCTATTTTCTTCTGAGTAGAATGCAGGCCCTGGGCCGAAATGAAAATCAAAACCCAGTAAATTTCCCTTAACATTTAAGATAAATTCACCGGGCTTTATTGTATGCTCAACAATGGAATCCTTATCAAGGATTAGTGATATAAACGTTTTTGGAGAGGTTTCTTTGTTTTCTATCACTTCATTCTCTTTTTCGAGATTTTAGCGCCCGATCTACGGGCTTCGTTTAATGCAATGGCAACAGCTTGCTTTCTAGGGTGTGTTTTTTCTTCTTCTTTAATGTTTTTCCCTATAATCTTTTTGCTTACACCTTTAAGGAGCGGCATGACTAAGCCTCGCACTGGTAAATTTTTGAATTGTTTTGGTTGCGGAAAACAATGCTACATGCCCGTTAATAGATTCAAAACTTTTAAATATTGTTCTAGGGCATGTAAAAATAAGTTTGGATGTACTCAACAAATAAAAGCGAATTGTGGCATATGTGGGAATGAGTTTACACATATTTCTTCTAGATGTAATAAAGCAAAATATTGTTCTAGGATATGTTATCATCGATCTCAAAAAGGAAAAGGATCTCAAAAATTTCAATGTAAAAATTGCGGTAATGACTTTTTGGGATCTCCTTCTAAAAATTATACTTTTTGTTCTATAAAATGCAGAGGAAATTATCAAAGACACCCAGAAAATTACATTAATTTTTCTAGTGTTCGAAATGCTTTTAAAAGAAGAGGATTTATTAAAAAGTGCGAAATATGTGGATATGATGAAAATAAAGATATTCTTGGAATACATCATATTGATAAAAATAGAAAAAATAATAAAAGAGAAAATTTGATGATAGTATGTCCTAACTGTCATTCTCTCATTCATCATAAACATATTGTACATTAATACTCGTGCATTTTTTGCGATCGTTTTTTCATTTCTCTTGCAGCGCTTAAAGCTTCTTTTCTTTCAATTAGATCGTGTTTTTTTTGAGTTTTGCTTTTTGTTTTATGGGCTCTTGATTCGTAATGCTCCGCATCTTCCATGAGCTTTTTAGAACACTTGCTAGCGATTTTCTTGTGCATGGCTTTTCTTGTGTTTAAAAAAATTTCTTTACAACATTTTTACTTTTTTAGGCCTCTAAAGTCAAGAACAAACTTTTTTTATTGATTTTTTCTGAAGCATGTCTATAAAATGCTTTGAACGTTTTGGAGGGAACATGGCTGTTTTAATACAATATGATTTTTTTAAAGATCCTTTGGAATGCCAAATAGAAGCAACTTCAAGCTCTTTGGAAAAAGTTAGAAAAGGAACTTATGCAAAAATCAACGAATTAAAAAAGGAATGCAACGAATTGAAGACTCGTCTGGAGATCCTTGAGCGCTACATTTGTCAATCTCAAAAATAGAAATTTCTACCGAATATTGATCGCCTAAGCATTGTTGATATTGCCAAAGAATTTCCGGACCGTCGTCTGCTCTACCTGGTTTTAGCCCAGGAATAATTTGATCTGCCACTGCGTCTCTGATCCACTTGAAAGAGGCTATCAGGTTATCGCAATTCATTTTTCTTTTGCCGATTCTTTTTAAACGTACAACACAAGGCAAATTAAAACTTGGACGATCTCTTTTAAAGACCGCCCAGACCCATTTTTTTTGCTTGTCATAACGCTTTTTTGTTAATGTCCAATGTTCATGTAACACGGACTCAGTTTTAATGGGTAAACTAACTTCGTAAACCAGTTTCAAAACGGCACTCCATTATTTTCTTTTTCATCATTTGCTGAAAGGTTTTTTGTGTATTCATCTAAAGCTTTAAGCACTTTTTCTTGAAAACTTTGCATCATTTGCAAATCTTCAAAGCCGTTATATTGAAAATACTTTTTTTTGCCATCTTCTTCGTACGATCTTGAAGGAAAACTGATCCAACGATGATTATTTTTAGAGAACAAAGAAATGTCTTTAATCAAAAAATTTCCCCATTTGGGAATTTTGATGCTAAAACGCGCTAAACATACGCTGTTAAGCACTGGCTTGTAATTTATAATCTCGATCATCTTTTCTTTTTTCCTGAATTAATTTTTTGTTTTTGTTCCAAATGTAGGCAGTGCCTTCTTTTTTTAAAAAATTCAAAAGCTCTTTGCTAAAATCTTTGTTTGAAAAATTTACGTATGGGTAAAAAACATTCTTTTGTTTTTTTTCATCGAACGCTTGCCTTCCAGGCATAAAATATAAAAGACCTTTACGGGATAAAATTACGTTGATGCCTTTGATATCCATGCCAAAATCAGAAAGGAATATATGCAAAGTTCCTAAAAAATTCTCATTTCCCTTATAATTTTCTCTCTTTACGACCGGATAAAATTC